ACATTTATTTCTCCACCTGAGGCAGTCGTTCCTGCTCCTGCTAATCCTGCAGCTACACCATCAGACAACATACCATCGTCTACTGATCCTGCTGCAATTGTAATACCACCATCTGCTCCAATTGTAGCATCTCCAGAATCTGAAGCTATCGCAAATACACCATTGGCGAGCATTGTCATTGTTGCCCTTTCTTCAACTCCACTATTAGAAATTAAGAATTCATCATTTGTTGCGTGTGGGACACCACTAAATTCATCTAAATTATCTATGTCTTGTGTTACACCTGTTAGTGCACTTCCATCACCTGAGAATGAACCTGTAAATCCTGCAGAAGCAGTTACATTACCTGTAACGTTTAAGCGAGTTCCATCAAAAGTTAAGGTAGATTCTGCATTTACACCAGAAGCACCAGTTGAAGTTATTATTCTATCTGCTGTGCTACCATTTGTATAAGTAGAAATTGCTGCAGATGTTAAATTTGTTATTCCGGCACCATCACCAACTAACATACCAAATGAACCAGTTGATGTTATAGAACCGGTTACATTTCCAGTAACTGTAAGAGATCCATGTGTTACTGCACTTGCTGCACCTACTCCAAGATTTGTTGCGGCAGCAGCAGCAGATGAAGCACCTGTTCCACCGTCTGTTAGTGGAACATCAGTTCCACCAGCCCTATAAATTATGTTACCTTCAACAGCTATATCACCACCACTGGCTCTTGCAACTGTAGTATCGGTTGCATGTCCTATATTAACTGCTGTAAATTGTGGAGAGTCCCCTGTACCAATGCCTAATGCTGTTGCAGCAGCAGTTGCTGAAGAAGCACCAGTTCCACCGTGGGCTATTGCTAAATCTGTGTCAAGTTTGGTTATACTAGCGAATGACGGTGATGATCCACTAACAATTACCTTTTTCCATGTTGCCATTTTTATTCTCCTCTAAGAATGGAATTCAAAGAATACAGATCTTCTGATTCGATGAATATATTAATTCTGTTATAAATATTGTATCAATGAATTATTATTTTATTTAAATTCATCATTCATGACCTAAGTACCACTCATTGCTGCCAGAATAAAACATTCCGCCTGCAACAGCGTTTGGTGTAACATTCAATGGGCTAAATACAACAACCTTGCTGTCTACTTTAAATACCAATTCATCAGAACCATTATATATTTCTAATTCTGGCGGTGTGCCAGACTTAAATAAAAAGCTAGAACCTGTCATCTCATTCATTCCACTATTCTCATTCCATACAGTACTACCATAACTAAAATCAGTATTCACAGTCAATGTGTCTATTTGTAGTGATCCTGTAATTGGTGCTGATGTTGTAAGAATTGATTCTACAGATTTTATTCCGTCTTCTTTAAGGAAATATAATTTGCCATCTCTTGTATTAACAGCTAATTCTCCTAGAGACATAGAACCTGTATCTGGAACTTTGTCCGCGATTGCAGACCTTTTAAGCTTAACAGTCTGTGCCATTATATAATAGCTCTCCTAAGTTGAATGGGTATATACCCAAAGTAATATTTTTGTAAGGCTATATAGCCTCTTATCTAAATATGCAAATTACTAAAAAGAACCACCATCTATTACAACATTCGAAACTACCGGTTCTCCTGCAATCTCTATATAACCAAATGAGCCAGTTGTTGCAGCTGTCATAGCTCCATCTAATAAAATGCTGCCTGTAAATTGATGCGTATCATCAGTTGAATCACCAAATTTTGTTGATCCACTTTGAAAGATAACAGATGAAGTAACATATTGTGTATAAAATTCTTTTGCTGTAATACTGCCGGCTACGTCTAAATTGCCTGACAAGTTCATGCTTGAAGCAGATATGTATGATGCTGATAATGATGTGAACACCGGATTATCTGATATGCCTATTGTGCCAGTAACTGGTGTTGTGCCATCATAGTATATGTTGTTAAAAACTAAATTATTTCCAGGTTGTAATGTCAGAACTTCCATACTACCAGTTCCAGTACCACCCCCAGAACTTTCCGATGATCCGCCTCCGCCGCCCATAATAGTTGTTGCCCCTGTGCTTACTACTCCTTGCTCAGGTGTTATTATTGTAGAATCTACATTTTCATTCATTACCATTTGTGTTGGTGTGATAAATTGTTGAGTTGTGTCTGCTGTTGGCGGATATGAATCAGGTAGTAAATACCCATTCAATGTTACAGAAAAATTTGTCTTTATATTTCTTCTATTTTCTTCAAACTCACTAGCATCATCAAAGCTATCTATTGTTGCCCTAAATCTAAACTTACCGGTCTCTCCCCAATAAGCACCCTCTGACCAATTAATTTTCTCAATGATGCCATTCATTTGATCTGTAAAACTAGTCCAGATGGTGAAGTCATAACTCAAAACAACATAATCAGGTACAGCAACAGAGTACATTTCTTTTTTTGGTATCGTTCCCTTTGTTGCAGAAAACTTATCATAACGATTTACTTTGCTATAGCTAGATTGAAAAATATGATGTAATTTTGGATTTGTAGGATCTAATTTATCAACCGGAATTGTTGTATCCTTTGTCATAGATGTTCTTCTAAAAACTATAACAGGACAAATAATTTTTCTTTTTTTATCCCTTACAGATCCTTGTCGCTGTATTGCAAACCACTTCTCAGGATTTGCATACATTATCGGTACCTTAACTTGCTCACCTGCTTCTTTAATATTAGGCTTTATTATATTATTAAAATACCAATAAAGTGCAGAATCTATATCTAGTAAGCCAACAGATAGGCCACGAACCTTATCACCAATTCTTGATATTTCTCTGCCTCTGTTTATTTTATCAGCTGCTGTTTGTCTATTTGCTGGTACTAATTTTGACATTATAATGCTTGATTTGTTACGACGTCACCAACAGTGATAGTCTTTTTTGAAATATGTTTTTGTGTTGTAGTCATCTTATCAAAATGCGCAGGTACTAAGTAACCTTTTAATGTTACAGAAAAATTTGTCTTTATATTTCGCTGTGTTTCATCATACTCACTTGCATCTTCAAAACTATCTATTGTTGACATAAATCTAAATTTTCCGGGCTCACCCCAGTATGACCCCTCTGACCAATTTATCTTTTCAACTATAGAATTCTGCTGATCTGTGAATGCAGTCCACACGATAAAATCATAGCTTAGAGTAATATAATCTGGTACAGCAATGCTATACAATTCCTTCTTTGGTATTAGGCCTCTTGTAGCAGAAAAATTATCATAACGATTTTTATTTGTGTAACGAGACTCAAAAGTCTGATGAAGCTTAGGATTTGAGGGATCTAATTTGTCGACGGGCATGCTAGCATCTTTGGCAAAACTAGTTCTTCTAAATGCTATTGCCGGTGTGATAATTTTTCTTTTAATATCTCTGAACCATCCATCTTTCTTTATTGACTTCCACCTCTCAGAATTCGCGTATATCACCGGAACCTCAACTTGTTCACCTGCTTCCTTGACCGTAGGCTTTATGACATTTTTAAAATAATAAAATAATGCAGAATCAATTTCTAAAAGACCAATTGAAAAATTTGAAGTTTTATCTTTTAGTCTAGAGATGTCCTCTCCTCGATTTCTTTTATCTGCATCTGACTGTATATTCGCAGGAATAATCTTGGCCATGACTAACCTCTTATTCTTTGAATATTAACTCTAGATTGCTCTGATAAAAATGCTGTCACAACAACAGAATGATTTTGACTTGCTTGTCCACCTACTAGTTGGTTCTCATTAATTGAATTTATTTCCCAATATGTGTAGTTCCAGTCTATCACATCACCTAAGTCAGGAACAAAATTTCCTGAATCTATCAATGATTGTCTAAGAAATGAAAATGTTGCATTTTGATTTGAATCTGGCCCAAACTCTGATGTTTCAAAATCAAAGTCCTCTGATTCTATAAGACATGCTAACTTAATACCATTTTGATACGACCTTCCTTGAGATGCTTCACCATAAAAATTAGTTTCTGTTTCATAAACAGAGACTTTATAAATTACGACTTCTTGATTTATAACACCTGTTTTATTATTTACAGGATCCCCTAAAAGCTCCTTATTAATTGTATCAAAGAAATCTAAATCTCTTGATCTTATAAATCTTCCGGCCATTGGTTTATCCTACATAAATATTAAGTGGTACTTTATTAAGTTTTTCTTGTAGTCGCATACTTTCTTCACTATCTGTTTCCATTAGCACACGCCTGCTAGTTTGTTCTAATGTTTCTCTTAATTCTGCAATGAGTATTTCTTTATCTGCTGCTGCTTCTGATCTAAGTGTTTCACCATCCATTGTAAATTCAGAGCCGGGTATAGGTATTGACCCAAATTTGCTTCTGATGTTTCCCAAAAGTTCCTTGCATAATACTAGTCCATATTTTCTAATCCATTGTCTACCTACATCATTAATAAATTTATATTCCATATTATCATAGGGTGCATTAGAATAGTCTGAAATTACGTTTGGTTGCTCGCCACTTCCTGTTACTAGTGTATTGCTTCTTTCAGACGTCAGTATATAGTCAAAATATAATTTGTGATTTGTGGTTGGCTTAGGAAATAGTCTTAGTTTATTATTAATTAGCGTAAATGAATACTGAGACTTTCTTACCATGTCATTAAATTCTATAGATTGTATTCTTAGTAAATCTTCAAATACTGGCATTAAAGTAAAAGATACACCAGGTGAGTAGTCACCGAAACCGAATGATTGAAGAAAATTTGCAGTATTAAACCCTGTGGTTGCATAAGGGTCATAATATTTGTTTACTGCTGGTGTGCTATCATGGTAGACTTTCTTAATTTCTATAGCTTGGCCTGATTCAGATGCAACGCCATATAGAGCATTAAGATCATATTCTTGTGTACCTGATACTGCACTAATACTACCTTTTTTCCAATCAACAAAGCCTCCGGCTCCTGCCTCAGTTCCATATTGCTGACTTAAAAATATAGTCCTGCCCATTGTTGGTGTTACTTTTTTACCAGATAAATTTGAACCTGTTGATTGTCCTTGTAAGTGCAGTAGGTTGTCTCTTATATTAAACTGATTAACTTGAGAGCTATATTCAGTGACTGCTTCTTCAAAGCAGGCGTAAAAAGATCCAGATTGCATTTCAACATCGACAATAGGATAGCCTAGCCTTCTTGCAGACCAGTCTGCAAATTTATCTATTGATGTTATATAGTCACTATCAGTATCATAAAATCCGTAAGGAGTATTACCTGCTGAAAATGAACTAGTTCCTTGCCATATTGGTACAGCCATATTTTATTCTCCAATTAGAAATATTTCTTTCCTTTTATAAATATCAAAGAAATCATAATAGTATAACGAAATAAAAAAGGGGCTCAAAAAGAGCCCCTTTAATAGATTGCAAGTAAGACTAGTTGTTAAACTTGGTCTGTATTTGCGACGTTTACTAAGCCATAGAACTCTGATCTTACCATTTTCTTAGCATAGCGCGTCATTACACCACGACGTGGAGTAAAGTTGGTTGGATCATAAACAACCGGTGTCAAGATCATAGGCACGTAAGGTGCATATACAGCGCCAGTTTCTAAGAACTGAGCACCCCTGAATCCCAAGAGGATTTGATCATCTTGTAGATAAGGGTTCTTGTACACGTTAAAGCGGTTTGTTAATGAACCAATCTTTTGAACGCCCATTGCGTAAGATTTGGTTACGTCTGCATCAGAATCTGTAGAAAATCCAGGAATTACTTCAAGGATAGTAGCAACTTCAGGACTTACGACCATAAAGTTTGCACCACCACGAAGAGTCTTCTTGTGGATTGCATTAGAAACTGACTGACACTTATGACCAAGGGTCTGATACCAGTCGCCTTTAGTGTAAGCATTTGAACCAGCTGATACTTCAATAAATGAATTAGTAGCAGATTGATATTCAAATCCTACTTTTGCACTCCAGTTTTCAGTCTTAGCTGAAGCATTTTGTTTCAACATGTCAACGATTTCCATATCAATTTCCATTGATACGTACTCAGACAACATAGAAGTCAATTCTGCTTCTGCATCCACAGCGTGGTATGCATTAAGATCTTGAGCAAGCTCAGGAGTCCAGATAGCTTTCAGTTTGCGAGTCTTTGCAGTAATCGCAATAGATTTCATCTGGATGTCTACTTCTGGAATACCAGCATTAGATTCTTCAGGATTAGAGCCTTCAGAAGCTGATGCAGCTTCAAAGTCGCCACGAGTGACGTCTGTTGGAGCTTTATGGTACCATAGATGCCATTCATTTGCAGCTGCACCGGAACCAGATACAATCATAGTGACTGTATTTCCGGAAACAGATGTAAATGCAGGGTAAATTGCATGAATGTTTGAACCAGTTACAGCCCATGCTCTTGCACCATCAGCGTCTCCGCCGGTTGGTAAATCAAAAGTGATCTTTCTTAAGAGATTGGCTGCTGCCGATGCACTTAATGCAGAATCATGACGTACATCTGCTACAGATGCTGTCGCACTGGTTTCTGTACCAGTTGTGGTTGCCTCGACATCATTGATCGAGTATCCCCATTTTCCGCCGCCGTAAAAGCCGCCAGCTGGGTCTCCAGAGCTGGAAGTATTACCGTGAAGATCTGAATCTTTCGCGTGTAATTTTCCACCCTGCATTGTTGAACCATACTTGAAGTCTAGATAAAAAATCAGACCAGACGGTAGGTTCATAGGTTGTACAGATACAAATTCCTGTGCAGAAAGTTCAGCAAAAATTCTACGGACTAATGGAAGGGCTACGCCACTCCATTGTTCCTGATTTGCATTAATTCCTGCTTGTGAAGCTTCGTCGATAAGTTGTTTTGCTTGGTTTTCAAGCAATACTGCCATACCGGATGTTTCACTCTCATTGTTAAGTCCTTCGAGTAAG